TTCCAGCACCGCCATAACCCCAAGACCATAATTCCCCTGCACTATTTAAAGCGACACAACCGTTCCACATCGTAATGTCAGTCCAGTTGGTAGCACTTCCAACCTGCACGGGTGAACTGACATTGGTAGTTGTTCCGTCCCCTTTTTGCCCGTTCCCGGCGTATCCCCAAACAAAAATTTTTCCGCCGTCAATACCTGCCATAGAAGCTCCAGATGAAGAACATTTAGTCCATCCGGTAGAGCTTCCAATTTGGACGGGACTACTTATATCAGTTGTATTACCATGCCCCAACTGCCCATAATTGTTATATCCCCAAGTGAATAATTTACCGTCTTGGATAGCACAGATCGATTTGGTAGCAGCAGACACCCAAGTCCAGCCCCCGGAAGGCCCAATTTGAGCAGGTGAGCTTGTATTATTTGTTGTGCCGTCACCCAATGTACCACCAGTCCCTTGGCCCCACGACCATAAAGTACCTCCGCTACGAATACCAAAGCCAGTATCTTTGCTATTCGCACAATGAATCCAGTCACTCTCTGAACCAACTTGAACAGGACTCGTTTTTATTTGGTGAGAAGCACCGGAAGTCCCAATACCAAGTTGACCATAGTGATTGTAACCCCAAGCCCATAACTGACCGCTGTTTCGCAAAGCGTGTCCCATAGAATTATTAAAATCTGTCATTTGCCAATCCGTATCTGAACCTAATTGTGTAGGACTTGATATATATGGTTCCGAAGTTCCTGTGGTTCCGGCCCCATGAAGTCCTCGTGAATGCGGAACACCGGAATAAAAATATCTACCAGTCGAAGCTGAAACTGTATCTCCCAGTGCTTCTGGATCAGGAGCAGCTGTACTGCCAGAACCAAAACCTATATATTGTCCTTGAAAATTAGTCATCGTTCTGTGCGTTTGTTGTGAAAAATAATTTAATTCCTACTAATCTTGCATCCGCTGTTTGGTCATCGGCAGAAATATCTCTATTAATTTGGAAGAAGATTTGATCTCCTACTGCCGGAGAACCACCTATTGTGACTGCACCGCTTTCTACATTCACCATTAAATCGTTTGCCGTTCCACTTGCTGCCAACGCTGTATTAGCTACCTGTGTACCAAATGTTGCACCAAAAGGATCATCGCTGGATACTGCTACCCCTGCTACTTGAAAACATACTGTCCCTGTATTTGTTCCAGTAACAGTCCAGTAAGTTCTAAAAGTAACAGTGCCTTCATTCCAAGATTTCGGAAAAACCACTGCAAATTGTGCATATTCATCTGTTGATGCGTCAAAATCTAAAGATTTTACTTCTGGTTTTTGGTCAGAAATATTGACTTGGGCTAAAGCTGCACACCCATTATTAGTTGTTGGATACATAGCTAACGCAGGAACCCATATTGTTTGTTTACCTACAGCAGCTGTTACCGCAAGATCAAGTACTCCCTGGACGGTATCCTTCTTGGTATTACCACTGTCTGTGGCATCTCCGTGGAGGAGATAATCTGAACTTGTCACCGTGGCATCTGTGAAATCTCCCACGAATGCATCCTTCATCAATGTTTCATCTATCTGATTAGTAGCTATATGAGCAGTATCTATACTCCCATCTGCATAATGTTCAGAGTCTATGGCATTATCAGCAATATGGGCATTATCAATACTGCCATCTGCATAGTGTTCACTATCAATAGCATCGTCTGCTATATGAGCATTATCTATAGATCCATCCGCATAATGTTCAGAATCAATTGCATCATCGGCTATGTGAGCGTTATCTATACTCCCATCTGTGTAATGCTCAGAATCAATAGCGTCATCAGCTATATTAGCACTATCAACAGCATCAGCTCCGATACTTGAAGTTCCTATTGCTCCAGAACCCCGTGTTGAATTTTTTCCAATTATTCCACTCATAATTTATTCCTTATCTTGTTTGATCTAGATATGAAATTACTACATCAACATTAGCAGAATTACCAGTTGCAGCACATAAATGATCTTCATCTACAAGAACTATTCTTCCTGTATATTCAAAAGTTTCATTTGCTCCTAATGCTTGATCTGATAAAATTTCATAATCAGTCCCTCCACCTCCATCATCTATATAAAGATCAAAGGTTTCAGCAGCTGCTGCGGTTTCACAAAAAGTAATTGATAAGATAGTATAGGTATGCCCACTAACTCCATTCAGTAAAACCGATTCTGTGTTTGTTAATCCTGCTTTTAATGCTACACTTAATACCTCACTTGCCATAATTTTCTCCTAAAATCCCATGACTAAAGCTTTACCTGTACTTGTCGTATATGAAGTCCATGTTCCATCAATTACAGGGCTTGTTAATGTTTTATTGGTTAGAGTTTGAGTATGTTTAGAAAAAACAAACTCATCGTTACTTGTTAATTTTGGAAATCTGACTGTTCGATCAGAAATAATGTCACTTGGTTGAATATGGTAACTAAATTGCGGGAATAATCCACTAATTATGGGTAATCGGAGGAAACCTTGGCTTATAACAGGTCGATTTAAAGTTTTATGGTCTAAAATTTGACTTTCACTTTCACCAACAAATTGGTCAATTTTAGAAATACCTTTAGGAAATTGCCATTTTCGGTCAGTTCCGGCAGGAATTAAAGAAATATCAACACTAACTTCTTTTGAAGCATCAACATCATCTTGAAATGAGATATTTGAGCCTGAAACGGCTTTTAATTGTAAATCACTCGCTGTACTAGAAAGTGTATTTCCATTAAGACTAAGACTATCAACGGTAATGGAACCCGTTACTGCATGAACTCCAGTAATAGTAACATTTCCCGTATTGGTAATAGTTCCTGTATTAGCAATAACACCACCATCAATAGTCGTAAAACCATCAAGTGTTATATTTGATCCTGCAATTGGAGTTACATTAATATTTCCAGAAGTGGATGAAACTATATTTCCATCTAAACAAAGATAATCAACACATAATTTTGTAACTGGTGTTGTTTCTCCAATTGAAACACCATCAATAGTTCCACCTGTAATTATTACACTTGATGGAGCACCGGGAGCAGCCGTAAAAGTTTCATCTGTTAAAAGGGTTGTTTGTGATCCTGCTGAGGTTGTTTTTGCCATGGGCTATTCTCTCCAAATACAACACTATACACTTCGTTTATTCTATCAGAATATGTATGATGTTCAAGGACATAATTCATACCTTGCTTAGCGATATCTTCCCTCAGCATTTCGTTTTCAAGGTAATATTTAGCTTTTTCTACCGCATCATCAATGCCACAATATGTAACAACATGTTTTTCGTTTTCAAAAATTTTTGAAAGCGTAGGAACTTTTTCGCAAAGAACCAACGATCCAGTCGCACATGCTTCAAACATTCTCATATTTATATCATCAACAGCAGCAGTATTAAAAACTATTTTTGATTGTCTATAGATTTCTGCACATTCTTCAAATAATCTTTGACCATAATAAAAATTAGGAAATGCGTTAAACATCACATCTAACATTTCCGCTCTTTTGAGGAAGGTGACGAATCCAACAAATCCAAGGTCATACTTTTTAAAACAGGCTGGACTATTCGGGTACGCTTGCGGTTCAACAGCGTGTGGTAACCATTTTGCTTTAACTCCCTTGTCACCAAATTCCTTGACAGCTCGTTCTTGATTACAAAAGACAAAATCAAACTCCTTTGCTTTATTAAGTCTATAATCAAATCCAAGATGAGTATCAGAAGTGATATAAACAGATGGATGTAAATTTTTAACTGAAATAGGAGTGTACGGTAAAACACCCGTTAACCCATCTTCACCCCAATCTACCCATAAATAAAGATCAAAAGACTCATCTTCCGGTTCTTGTTGAGATGAAAGATGAACAACCTCCCATCCTTTATTTTTCATAGCATTAGTCCAATATAATGGCGGACCATCATTTCGACCTAATCTTGTTTCATAAAAAGTACATACCCTCATAGTTCTTCCCCTTTCCACAGAGGAATTTCGGCTTTACATATCGTTTTCCACCAAGGCATAAATCCATGTTTCTGGATTAAATGCTTTGTTGTTTCATCTGACATGTTGCGTGAGTTCCATCCCCCTGGTTTATCTGGTTTACCATGGACTTTTTCACCTGTTTGAAATCCATGATGAAAAACAAATACACTTGCTAATACTATTAATTTATATCCTGCTATTCTATATCTAATAGATAAGTCAATATCATCACCTGTGTAAAAATTTTCATCTACACCCCCAACTTCGTCTAAAATTCGTCTATTAGTTAAAACACAAAAACCTACTAAAAATGCAGTATAAAAAACAGATCCACGAGGCCTTGCCCAAATATTTTGGGACCCCATGACACAGTTAGAGGAGGGACCTATTGCAGCACAATCTGAGTGTGCCGACAATACACGAACCATGCCATGGAGCCACTCGGAAGAACTTTGTGGAATAAAAATATCATCATTTGCAAACATTACAAATTGGGAATTACTATGTTCTAAGCCAAATTTTAATCCTCCTGTCCAACCTCTATTTATTGAAGAATCAAGAATTGTGACTTCATCCTGATTAAAAAATTGTTCTAATGGAGCTTCCCCATTGTTAACAATAATAATTTTAACAGGCCAAACATGCTTATGGGCTAAAATTGATTCCACACATTGACTTAATTGATTTACATTATCGAAAGTTGGAATGATAATATCAACCCAATCATTGTGTGTATTTGTCGAGATCTCCATGCTTTTCCCTCATTTCGTTAACATTAGATTCATTTTCATACACTGCTTCAGTAATTACTTTTGGGTATCCTAGATGTCCAAGTTTCGTTGCTGTATCCATATAAACTTTAAATCCAGCTTCTCCTGCTTTATGACAAAACCAAATATCTTCTCCAGCCCCACTTGTACTCATAAACCAAGGTTTCTTCATTTCTTTTAAAACTTTTACCTTTATAAGTACTGCTCCAAAGCCAACTGCATCACACCGAACTAATTGATCTTTAGGATAAGTTGGAACACTATGATTAATATAATACCGCTCACCTCGTACTGCATCCCAACCTGTTTCTAAATTATAAACAACAGGTTTATGAGGAGCAGATCTTGTAAATGCAAGAGCTGCACAAATATCAACATCATGTATTACTAATTTTTCAAACAGATCTACTGGAACTAACATATCATCATCAACCATGAAGAGATACTCAAAGCCATCTTCATAAGCATGTTCTGCTAGGCGTTCTCGTGCAAGGGGAGTTAATACTTGACCAACAGTTGCTATTGAGAATTGATACTCAACACCGGGAGGGATATTAAATTTTTTACCACCATACTCATTCAAACCGAGTGATGATAATACTTGAAGATTTCCTAAATGAAAGGTCATTTCCATCCGATTATCATACGCTTGACATTCTGTATGACCTTCATTTGGAATACCGAATAAAATTTTTACTATTTTGTTTTTAGAATCTGGTCCCTGAGATTCCACCATAGTAATTTAATCCTTTCTATACATGAAAGATTTGCAGCAGAGCGTAGCTGATGCCCAGCATGATTTTTCAATCTACTAGGATCAGCTAACACCCAACCACATGTCATACATCTAACGTACAAAGTATGGTCCCACTTCATATTTATCCTTTCTACTTAGATTTAAAGTGCACGAACAAAACCCTTACACCATGCTTGAGCTGAAACATTTGTTGTGTTCCAAGCCTGAACATATTTATACGCAAAGGTAGAAAGTGCTTGTGGTATTGTGACCGATGTCCAAGTACCGTTAGGAGGTCCAGGCAACAGAAGATTTTGTTCTGCATTTAATATACCTACCGTAACACTCGTACCCTCATGAGAGAGCATTATGGAATCAACATAACCCCAGACTTGTACCAATCCATATTCAGTATCGGCAATATCTTGAGCAGCAATTCCAGCAAAGTTATAGCAGGAGGCAGCATCCTGAATCTTTACAGCTTGAATACCGTCAGCAGAAACTACCTCAGCAGCAATTCCACCAACATACCTTACTCCATGCCCAGTTGTGATGGAAGACCCATCAACATTGTGCACAACAGTAAAAACTTTGTCTGCATCTGTTCGATTTACTTGATGCGAAAACATAAAAAACTCCTTTCCTTTAAATAGACTTAGGTAGTAATTCCTTGCAAGACACCTAACCGTCTACGATTATTAACAGTCATATTACCTTGGAAAAGAATTAGAGCAGTAGAAACATCTTGTCCAATGGGAGTCTGGAAACCCGGATCAGCCATTTTTAAATCTGCTTCTGCATGCACAACCCATTTCATATATCTTCGATTAAGAAAATACATATACCCGGATGTAGCGTCACGATCAAAGATAACTGGTTGATTTTTGAATACAAGATTCTCAAATCCAACGTCACCGACTTTAGAATCAGTATATCTACGTTGGTCAGTTAGCTCATTTTCAAACGCTTCATAAATGGCTTGTGTAGTAATTATCATATCTGGAGCAATATTACCAATTGTTAGAGTATTTGTCATGTTTCTCATTTTAGAGAAACCATATGTAGCAAATGCTCCAACACTGGTCGTGACAGTCGCTTTCCACCATGTATGTGACCCGGGTGCAAGACCTCCAGTCGTTGTTGAGGTAGAAAGATGAGCGTCAAGGCCCAAAATATTTTTAGAATTATTCCCCGTACCATCTGAATAGGCATCTTGATTCAGGCGTTCCTGAATTGTCATTTCTGCCTGTGTAGTTTTGGCTTGGAGAAGATTAACAAGTGCATGACGACCCTTATTATTCCTTTTCTGAATACCTTCAATACCGATTGCGACTGAATATTGTGCCCAGTCATAAGCAGCATTAGTGATACCGTCTTGTAGCGTGGTATCCAGCATTTCAGATCCAGAATAAGAATCAACAGTAGAATTGCGACCATACAATAAAGGCTCAATGATACGCTCTCCACCTGTCAATACCTTTTTTATTTGGGCATCGGGTCCCTTACCTGCAAGGGCTTTTCCCAATTTACCATTAAGATAAGACAGAAGAGGAACATCATCAAAGATGTTGTCATGTAAAGTACGCCCATACTCTGCTAAAGTAGTCGTTAGAAATGCATCAATTGATCTTGTTTCTGAACGAGATGGCATTTTATACTCCTATCACATCCCCATTTTCTTTGCGGCAATTTCAGCAGCCTCGAACATATTACTAGGCTTGCTTCCTGTCGGCATTGAGGATGCTGTTGTTTTAGGTTTAGATACAGACCTTCTTTTTTTCTCCTGTATGGTTTGCTGGTATGTTTCACCCATAAACTCATCAAATCGACCCTCTGTTCTAAGAGCCTTGAAAAAAAGATCTTCCATATCATCAAAACTTGGATTAACCAGTACATTACGAGGCATATCTTCTGACAATGTTTTCATTGCTTCTAGAGAATCCCCCCATCGATCACCGTACTTATCATCCATTTGACCCATGAGTTTTTCAACACGATCAACTCTATGAGCATCAACAATAGGATCTATTTCATGTGTTTGGTACTCCTGTAATCTAGAAGCAAGTTTATTCTCAACAATCTTGTCTACAAGTTCGAGAGCTTTTTTACCTTGGTCGTCAAGCTCATCCATATTGATACCTGTCCCTTGTGTCTGCTGCACTTTTTGAATAGCAGCAGCAATTTCAGGATTAGTAGTAGCATACTGGATCATTTCAGACATACGATCCACACCGCCATACTGAGAAGCAGCTCGTTCTATCTCACTAAGCTGACCTTCCATATCCTTAAGACGTTGTTGTCCTTGCGTATAGACTCTTTGAAGTTCTTTATATGATTTAGAGTCCTGTGAGAACTGTTCTTCGTCATTGGATGATTCTGCGTTCTCGTCCAGTTCTTCATCCTCAGTTCCGGAAGTTTGTCCATCAAGATCTTCGGGGCGTACTTCAAAATCGGTCTCCTCACCAAAAATGTCGTCTGCTTGTCCTTGATCTACCATGGTTTCTTCACTCATGTGTTTTCTCCTTATTTAAATTTAATAACTAGGCTTCTTTCTTTTTTTAGGCTTATTTTTAGAATTAGATTTTTCCATCTGTAAAGTTCCTGTACCAAGACCCGGTCCCGGAGGAGGATTACCTTCGATAGCTTGTCGTTTCCGGATTGCTTCCATTATGGCATTTTCTTCTGCACCTGTTCGTTGTCCACCATAAGGTCCTTGCAATGGCTTAGTATTATTTTTCTGTTTCTTTCTCTGCTCATCCATATAGTCCCCTAACAGATTTCTTAATTTTTTATTATATTCTTTTTCTGAATAAACTGGTCCTCCCGGATAAAATGTTCTTCCTCCTTCAACTTCTGGCATTTTTTATCTCCTTAAATTTCTTCATAATGTCTTTCCTTCATAATTTTTCTTCTATGAGCAGGACCAGTTACAACTGCATCAAGACCTTCGTCATATTCTTCCATAAAAACATTAGGTCGAGATCTAATCGTAATTAATGACTCAGCATATCGCTGACATGTCGGACAAAATACTTTGTCTTTGTCCGACAACTTCGAGAAAGCTTCCCATTCCATATTACACGAACTACACCGAAAATCATAGAGTGGCATTTAAGATCCTGATGTATATCCAATAATTACATTCAAATTATGAGCACCCGTTGCCCCCACCGCATCAGAAGCACATAATGTAAAACCCGTACCAAATCGAATTGGTTTTGGAAATACAATATGTCTTGGTTGTAATATTGGTACAAGAATAATAATATCTGCTACAGTTGTTGCAACCGTCACGTTATCTGCATCAGCATTAAAAAGATGTAAATATCCAACATCACCATCAATATTTGCAACGTCAATACTATAAATTAACGAAATTGGATTATCAGTAACTTCGGTTTTTGCCAATGTTACAACACTATAATAATAATCAATTTCACTTTGATAATTAGCTCCTACACCCATTACTTAGTCTCCTTTGGTTTTTGCCGTTCACTGGCAGCTTTCATTAACATATCCATAACCTTAACTTCTCGATCTGCAGTTTTATGCTTATTATCATTAAGTTCTTTTCCACCTTCTATATCTGATGTAAGACCCGCAATTTTTAACTCTGTGTCAGTTTTCATCTTAGTTTTCTGCAGATCTGTCTGAGTTTTAAGTCTTGGTTCTGCCAACATAGCTTCCACTTGAGCTTGTTGTGCCTGTTGCTGTTCTTGCTGAACTTGCTGTGGATCTTTCATAAGTCTGGACATATAAGCCCCAAAACCAGCCCATTCTAGGGCTATTTTAGTAACTTCTACCTGATTTATCAAGGGATTTTGTGCAGCATACTGAACCAAGGCTGTAACTTTCTGAACACGTTCTATTTCATTAGTTGGTTGTGTTGAACCCACTTCAATACCAAATGTATATTCTCCTGCAATAACTTCCTTATCCATAGGAAGGAATGGGAATTTCTGCCCACGAACCATCCCAGGCGTTTCTTGATTTATGGACATAGCTTGATCTTGAGAGATTGGGATTTCTGTATCAGCCGGAAGAGTCTGTTGGGCAACCTTCAACATCTTCTTAATAACCTTAGATAAGAATCTCTCTACCATAGTAGCTCTCTCTGTCCTGCGAGCAGAAATTCCCTGACCAATTAACTGACCTTCTTGTGCTGTTTGTAACTTTTCAGCTCCTCCACTCTCAAACTGAGCAATACCAACCTGACGATAAATATCTTGTTTAATTGAATTAACTGTAGCATATAAATCTTGAGAAACAGTAGAATCCTTAACTACCGTTATTGCAGTGTTCGGGTCGCCTTTCGTCTTAATATAAGTACCCGAAGGTCCATGAGCAAATTTATCCATTTCATTCGGATTTACCCGTTTTCCATCATACGCATATTTACGATCTGCAATTCTTGAAACGTGATCTACAATCTTAGACTCAAATCTGTTTAAAAAGTCCTGTTTTGACTGATAAGTTGCAGTATCGGCAACCGCATAAGTTTCGTCTGGATTAAAATTGAACCAGATACTCTCTAATGGGTAAGAATGACCATAATCGAGAGGCCATGGAGTATCTCGTAAAAATTTATGATGTCCATCTACATAAACAATCAATCTTTTATTCTTTTTATCCCAAATATCCCATCCTTCTACTCTTCCAAAGATATCTGAATCATGTACCATATCTTTAGGATTTCCCCCCATTCTTGTATCCACTTTAGCCATATAATTCTGTTTATCTCTAATATCTACATTTATTTGCACATCTTTAGTATTTTTATATGTAGGATCTTTTTTAACCTCTTCTAATGTTTTTTGCCATTTTATAGCAATCCAGTCATCATGATCTATATTATGATCTTTAGAAGATGGATCTCGTAATACATCCATAGGAGAAATTCTCTTCACATATATACTCTCATCTTCAATTCGATCCAAAAAAGTCCCAGGGGTTACCTCTTCCTGTAAAACTTCAATATCATAACCAACCATGACATATCCACATGCCCCGATAAGAGCATCAATAATTGCTTTGTCAGTTTCTTCTTTTACATCAAGCTCATCAAAAAGAAATTGAGCTAAAATTTCGACCCGTTGAACTAAGAGTGAAGAATCAATTTGTTGACCTTGGATAAAAAATTGTGATTTTCGTGGTTTTGCAAAAATTTTCGGACGATTTTGAGATATGGCTGGTTTTATCGTTGAAACGGCTGTAAATACAATATTATCAACAATTTCATTATTATATGTTGTACGATTATCTTCCGGCATGTGTGCCCACTGTTTACCGGAATAATAATTGCGAAAAAGTTTTGTTGGCTTTTCCATAACCTTCTCATGCTCTTCTCGAGCATTTCTAATTTTTGAACCCCAATCGTCTACAGTTTCTTTAGGCATTTACCAAATATCCTCGCTTAGTAGGAGTTTTCATTAAACTACGATAGTAATTAAAAGACCCTATGGGTGCTAGATCTTTCTCTTTTAATTCAAATGGGGAAGGTCTGGACATAACGCCATATCGTAACGCATCACATGCATGATCGTTTAATTTCCGAGCTTCTTCTTTCGGATTCGCATCCTTTTCCCGAAGTTTTTTCCAGACATATTCAGGAATTTCATTTATTAAATTTTTACACCGAGCAGAGATGAAGAGTCTTGGCGAACCCTGTTTCTCCAATATAGGGTGATAATGAGCAGGATCGGTCCTAAGATATTCTCCAACACGATTCCACCCGGCAGCTCGATCATTCTGAGCTTTGTCTAAGTATATATCATATTCATCATATTCGTCAAATACACTCCACGCTCTTCCTTCTTTTTCTCGTGTTTTTCCCCACATAGAAGGATCTGCACAAATATAATCAAAAGCACTAACATCAAACCGACCCGTAACATTCATACAATGAGATGAAACAAGACCTCGTTGGTAATATTCGTCAAAAACAAAAATATTATCATCCTGGTCAACATAAAAACCTAAAAAACAAGTAGGATTTGTCTGTCCATGATCTAATGCTGCAAATTGTAAAACTTCACCCTTGGTAGGATAAGGAATTTCAAAATCATGGGTTAAATTAGGAAATACATGAGCTTCATATTCAAATTCAGGCCATACTTGACCTTCAACTGCATCCCATGAACCATCTACATATCTTTTTACCCACGATTCTGGATTATCTCGCCTTAAATTTTCAAGGTAATCTGGAGGAAGCCAAGGATTATCTTTCAATAATGATTGGACAAAGAGGTGATCTTGTTTTGGCGTTCCGAGCTGTTGAGGAACTACAAAAGTATTTTTAAGCCAGCCCGGTTCAGGGTTGGAGGCAAATAATCCAAAGAATCGTGGATATTTTTTACTAGGTAATTTCCATCTTAATCTAGCTTTCAGCATATTAACAACATCTTCATTACATTCACTTGCTTCATCTACAATAAAAAAGCCAATTTCCAATGATTTAATTCTCTCGTCTGCATCGGGTCCCGACATCCCTCCATACAAGATCATAGAACCATTAATAAAATAAATTTCCTTCTTTGTTTGATTATGTCCATTCTTTGCAAGAAGTCGCTGTCCTGATAAAGATTCAATTTCAACAATTAAAGATAGTAGAGTTACTAAAGTTGTTTTACGAAAAGCTTCAGCTTCGTTCCTGCCAGCGAAACCTCGATTTCCCGGATATAGAAAAGATTGTCTAATAGCTTCAGCACATAATGCTCGTGATTTTCCACCACCAACACCGCCGCCAAATAATTTATATCTCTCAGAAGCTTCTCTAAATAATGTTTGTTTTGGAGAAGGACCTTCTTTTCCATAAAATAAATCAATAGTTTCAGTCATCAAATTTATTGCCTTTTTTCTGATTTTGTCTTGGTGTTAAATATTGTAAATTTTCAGGAACATGCAGACCTGAAACTTTTTTTCCAGTTAAAGGTATAATATGGTCAACTTGTTTTCCTGTCGGACATTCCTCATAAATTTTTTTAATATGACCTATACTTGTCCATGTTGGAGATGCACTTTTTTGCCGTGCTCGTCTTAATGCACATTCTGTCTTTTTTATTATTTTTCCTTTTTTTGTTTTATAATATTTTCGTTTTGCACTACGAAGTTCTTCTCCTCGAAATTTTCGTTTCTTACGAATCCATTCTCTTTGATAACGTCTATTTTCTTCGGGGTCTTTGTATGGCATGAATACGCTCTATCATAGTCAGTGGTATTTCAGCAACCCCTCGATATAGTTCTTCCATTGTGTTTTCATCTCGATTAAAACCAAGATAACATTTTTCATTAACAACTCCCATGAAATAACCGGGAGTGCTATATACTGTATTACCGTTTTTATCAGCCCATTCCTGTAACTCTTTAACTTTTACTCCTTCAGAATATGAATCACTTGCATCTAACCACGTTATAACAAGTAAAGATCCAATTTCTATTTTTTTCAAATCTTTTTTTGAAGTCATTATTTATCCATTAAAGTAACCGTTTCCAACAAGCTCGAAAATAAATAACGCCAAGAGAAAGATCTAAAGGCAACCATCCCCAGTACCCGCCCCACACAATACAATAAAGTCCGGTTGTTTGACCTGCTAAACCCCACCAACAACCTTGTGGTTTACTATTAGTTAAAAGCCATGTTGCATATAAACAAAAAACAGAAGCAATAATTTCTAAAATTCGCAAACCAATCATTATACATTTTTTCCCTTTAAATTATAATGCACACAGCCAAGATTAGTAAATATTGGAATTTGAGCTGCTGGAATATTATCAATATATTGCTGACACACTTGTCGAGTTTCAAATCGTTTTGCAATAATTGCACTTTCAATTATTGGTGTAGTTGAACTTGTCAAGGATAATTTAATAATGAGCAAGAACCACATATTTCACTTTCCATGAAGTACACTCCCGTACCATCGAGATTAACTATCGGATAGCATGAAATATTATTTAAGCCTCCTTTATCTATCAAATCAATAAACTCATCAAAAGGTTTTCTAGGTCGTGTATCCCATAGTTCCCGAATATAAACTTCTTTCTTATACGGTTCGACTTCATTTATAAGAATTTTAGCTTCAGGAGTTAAAAATTCTTTAATTTTTGAGTAAAATTCATAACGTAATTTCCATTTTGGATCATGGGGACGTAAATCATCTTTCCATTCAGAATAATGAGGATGTTCTATATTAACATTATAATATGAAGGAGGATTCCCAACAACTAGATCAAATTTTTCTTTCTTATCCAATCCTTCAAGATTATTTGAAACATAATAGGTTATTTTATTTGATCCCCATTTTCGTTTTCCCTCTTCCAAAGCATCTTTATTTATATCAAGAAGAACTAAAGTTTTTGTCAATCCTTCATCTAACAATTCCCTTCCAATTTCACCCATACCTGCACACCATTCAAAAGTCCGATTGAATGGTGTTCCCCGCTCCGCTACTAAATCTGCTACTCGTTGAGTAAAATAATATTTTAGAATGGACCCTCCTCCATCATATTGATTCATTTTATTTTTATTTATGGATAACCCCTCTCATGCGTAGAAATTTTTTAATCATTGCAGTATTTTCTGTATTGAAACTACCCTTCTCCATTGCTCTTGTCACTTCTCCAATATCTTTTTTGCTAGGCAAATCTGATCCTCCTCCTAGATAATTTCTCATCTTATGCATAGTTGTATCTAGACGAAATAATACTTTTTTATCAAAATGTTTTCTTGGATTTACAAATGCCAGAGCTAATTCAGCTATATGCCTTCGATCTGATTGTTTTGGATCAAGAATAGCCTGATATGCTGAAAAATCTACATCTTCAATAGATTTAAATTTTTCTCCTTTACTTGCTCTTTTTAATACTTTTCCAAGTAATCCTTTATGTTCCGCATCACGAAGAATTTTGACGTTTGTTTGTAATGATTCTGGTTTAATATCTCCAGTATCATAAGATTTCCCACGTTTAGCTAATTCTGCTCGATATTTTGCTTGCCCTTTTTCGCTAATCATCCCGCCAAGGAAAGGAGCGATTGCTGGTCCTAAAGATTTTGTTTTAGCAGCAAGACTTCCTAAAGCTTTTACTGCACCGCCAGCTCCAGAAAAAGAACTTACATAATCTAATGCTTGAGGAAAAACATCTGAAAGTCCTTGTAATCGTTCTTTTGATAGTTGCTTCATAAGACGAGGACCTTTTAGAGCACTTAGAGAAGTAACGGGTTGGGTTAAATTATTTCTATGGTACCACTGGTCATCAATTCTTACATAATCATCATTAGGCATCAGATTTATCTAGCTCCACATCTATAATTTTACCTTTACCATCAGGAGTAGCATATCCTGGGGCATATAATTGAATAGTAACGCCACCCGTTTGTCCTTGATCTTGTTCTTTCATCCCTGTTCTATCTAGAATTTGAGCTGCAGCTTGCACTCTAGTTGCAGGAGGAGTTACTACAATCTTTTCTTTCCCAAGTTCATCCTCAACCTTATAGGATGGTCCAACAACCTCTTCCAATGTTTCTAAGGCTTTTGGGATCATGTTGGAAAGATTCTCCTTATGTCCTTCCAAAACTTCCTTTTTAATTTTATTTTCTTCTTTAATCCACAAAGGAGAACGTCTTAGGGCATTAAGTCTAGGTAATGTTAATCCATGCTTATCAGCAACTTCTTTAGTTGCCATCCCATTAAAAACCATATCGTACATCATGAGTTGATGACGGGTGCTTAATTTTTTTACACCTGTTTGTGTCATAGTTTCTCCTAGTTATCAAATGGTCTTTTTTGTTGCATTACTCTTACTGCGTTTTCAAGTTCTCTTCTTTGTCTTCTAACCTCACCACTACCTCCTATATCTTCTATAACAGTTTGCACATCTGCTCTAACATCAGCTTTTCGTTTCTTAATATCTTGTAATTGTTGCTTAAAAGAATCTTTCAATTTTCTAATTTTGTTTGCTTCCTCTGCCATGTCATCCGTTCCTAATTGTTTTCTTAAATTTATTAACTTACTCATTGATTCCATACTTTGTAATTGTTTTGAGAGTCCTTTTTTAGTCTTATTAACCCCTTGTAAATATACTCCACCTTCATCTATTGCCTCTACACCTTGAAATAATCTTTTATTAATTCCAGAGGTTCCTGTTTTACGCCTTACTAGTGTGTCAAGTCCACTTGTCGGAGATTCCTTAAATAGCTCCACTAATTTTTGAATTATTTGTTTCCTTGGACTACCTTTCCATTCACCCATTATTCCTTATCCTATTTAATTATATTTTGAGCGTTCTCGTCCTTTTTTACCCGGAGGAATATATCCTTTTTGTGGCTTTCCAGTCTTCAGTGGCTTGCTAGAAATTAGTCCCTGTTCGGGGTAGTTTTTTAGTTTTCCTAAAATTGGTGATCCTTTTACCACCATCTTCTTTCCCTTACCTTCCTCGGCGGGTATAGCCTTACCCCGAGGATACTTTCTCACATCTTTACCTAATTCTTTATCTAGCTCAATTTTTTGCTGCTCTAATTTCTTCTTTGCCAGTTCTTTTGCTTTCTTTATGCTATCCAAATAATTTTTAAATTTTTTCACACCTTCAAACAAACCTTTGACACCCATTATATATTATCTCCTTTTAAAAAAATATCTTCCACAGCACTATGAGAAAAATCGCCGTCCCAAACATCCCGACCATGATATCATTCTCAACCACGACAGTTATTCCTTGTTCTGGATAAATAAACCAATTCAACATATTGTAATATATCATGAATTAAAGAGAAAACAATTGTTTAATATGGAGATGTAAAAATATGTAATATAGTATTATATTTATTTTTTTATATTTTTAGAGAAAATGGATGAATA